TATCTGAACGCAGATTATAAATTTTAATTGTCTGCGCTTTATCGCTCATTTTAAACGTCATTTTTTCACTCCGGATTAAACGAGAGAATGCGCGTGCGAGCATTCTGTATGAAGTGGATGCCCGTGTGCGCCGATTTCTACACCGTGAGCGTGAGCACCGATACGGATATCAGACTGATGGCGCGGGCTGATGCAGACGCCGCCTGATTTTTTGCAATACGTTCTGTAATCACCAAAACCGATATATTCCGTTCTGGCGTTCGGACAAAGCGTCTGTGGACAGTATGCCGTTGTGCTGAATACAGCATTCTGGCGGTCGCTGGCGTATTGCCAGTTAATTTCCGTGGCACAGTTAATAAAACCATCCCACGCCAGCCTCATTTGCCGGGCGACGCTTTCAGGGGGAACCTGACCACATCCGGCCCCCATGGCAGGGAACACAACTGATTTTATTTTTTTATATTCCGCCACACTTTTATTGTGCTGAAATATTGCCAGTAACGCCGCCCGTGTTGCGTTATAAACCGCGTCAGTACCGTCAATAATCAACGGAACGCGCATCGTCGGGGCGTGAATCAGCCACGGATGTTCGCCGTCACCGGTCTCAGTGATAAAGGCTGTGCCGACAGGCTGCTCTCCGAGATATTCCTGAATAATATATTTCTGAACGCGTCTTTGTAACTGAGTGCCGAAATATGTCGTTATAGCGGCATCCACGCCACCATCCATCAGGCCAAAGCTGTTGGCTGCGCTGACCATACAATCAAATTCCGGTATGGTTTCAAACGGTTCGGGGATAATTTCCACATTGTCGGTATTCTGAAAATAACATTCAAATGCCGCCGCCATTGCAGGTTCAGGAGCGGATAAAATTAATTTAATCATGCCAGCCTCACTATGTAGTTAAATGCAATGTTTTTAACTGTGGTTTCCGCATTACCGTCGGCGTCCACAATAACGACGTGGCCGTGTGGACCGATATACATGGTGTGCTCGTGTCCTCCGATATAAACTGTATGCGCATGGTCGCCAGCGGCCTGTGTCCAGGCACCATTTCCAGGCTGAAATGAGGTGTGATTTGAATCTCCCCAGTATGAGTTGATATAACCGCCGAATTCGTGGGCGTGACCGCCGCCAGAACTGGAACTTTTCGTGCCATAGTCAAATGACGAGGTGCTCTTCGTTCCGAGATCCGTATCCTGTGCCCGCGCGGTGTGCGTGTGAGATTTGTTGCCGTCCTGTTCCTGTGACAATACCGCGCGACCGCTGGCCGGTTTGCCCTTAATCATCCAGCCGCGCATATCCGGAATAACACCATCCGGGTACGCCATCGCCAGTAGCGGATAAGCAGACTTATCAAACGTCTGCCCTTGCATCAGAACGTAACCTGCCGGAGTAGCATCAGATGGCCATGCAATCGCCGCCCCTACTGGATGCGAATCCGGAGGTGGGTTTAATGTGGTGTACAGCATTGCCCATTCGGACCACTCAGCATCGGCGGTATCCCGATGGCTGCGAATATATGCGGGCGCTGGCGCACCATTTGTCCCGCTCCAGCCAATGAGGATTTCCCCATCACCGGTTCCGGTCAGACGCAAAATATTCCCGTATTCCGTTGGATAGCCGTTGTTGTAGACCTCGCCCATGATGAGGCCGTTATCGCCGCCTCTTGTCGTGCCAGTCAGTACCGGAAGCGCACCACGTGATACCAGTCTGTTCGCTGCGACAGCCGTACCTGATGCAGGAAGCGCTCCGATATTTTGTACAAACATCGACTTATTCGGGATATCCGCGCCATTGGCGGCCTTATCCATTTTTCCGGCAAGCGCATTAGTCATTGTGGCTGCAAAGTTAGGATCATCACCTAACGCTGCAGCCAGCTCATTAAGAGTATCCAGCGCCCCTGGAGATGAGTCGACAAGAGCTGCAATAGCCGATCTGACAAATGCCGTTGTTGCAAGTTGGGTGTCATTAGAACTCTGATCAGCAGTTGGAGCTGTAGGTTTCCCTGTGAAATTAGGGCTGTCCAGCTTAGCGTAAGCAAGCAGAACCTGTTTTATAAACGCGGTAGTCGCTATCTTTTGTGAATTATCAGATTCAGCGGTCGTTGGCGCTGTAGGCGTTCCTGTAAGGTTTGGGCTATCTAAATTTGCTTTCTTATCCAGCTCACCTTTCAGGCGCTTCGCCGAGACAGCAATAGCAGGGTCCAGACCCTCCCCAACCTCTTCAGCAGTCGCAAATCGGGAAACCCCAACAACGCTTTCTGATGCCGGAGGGTTAATAAATACAACATCCCCAAATGTAATATTCGCAGTATCAATTGACTTAAAGGTTATATCACTGGATATCAACATAACTGTTGATGCTGATTTATTTATTATCGGTTCTGCCCTTGAGTAAACCGCAAATAATGTACCTTTATCAGTATACAACCCTACTGTATGTACAACATATTCATCTTTAGTATCATCTTTCGCTGTCACATGGATTGTATCCGGTGATATCACCGCCCCACCGATACTTGCTATTCGTTTAATTTCATCATGAATATCAGTTTGTTCTGGTGAGGTGATATAATAACTGGAACCTATTCCAACTGATTTTATTTCAACCTTCCCGGTCCCGGTATTCGAGGCATTAATAATTGCCTGACGCCCGGCGTCAGTTATTGTGAATATTAATTTATCCATTTTAGTCCGTCATTAAATATCTATAGAAAAGACAAATATTAAAGAAGTGAATTATTAACCCTCTCCAGTCAACCGGACATACGAGACAGACTGAAGACCACCAGCAATACCGATACCGCCTGAAATATTAGCCACCTGTGAGAATGAATATAATGTTCTGGCTGACTTAGCGTATTTTATGCTCCTTATTACATCATCAAGCATCTCCTTCGAAGGTACAGCACCATCAAAGGAGTTAATTGAAGCAACAACAGAAGCCGTGTATGGTTCTCCACGAGGCGACTGTTCGAACCACTCCTTGATATCAACGACACCGCCAAGACTGCTGACAACGTCTTCAACGGCCGCTCTGGTCCCTTTTATGCGCTTAGTCCTGATAATGGATTTAAAAACAGAGCGTTTGAGAGAAACAGGCCAGTTATCCCGCCATGTGTCAGAGTTCCACTGCCATGCAAGATGGTCGAGAACCGCAGATTCAAGACCATCAATTAGCCCATATATAGTGGTTTTAGGGATTAATTTATTAATTGCATGTAGTTCGTCATCGATAGCTTTTGACATAGCTATCACATCAGGGTTTTGAGCTAAATTCTGAGGTAATACATCCAGCAAACTAATGTCTGAGATATCAACCATCTTCTAACCCTTCATATGTACATTCTATATTTCTTTCTCTTGCCGCCTGAATTTCACTAATTACAGTAAATACCGGACTGGTTATTTCAAGGCGTTTAGCCCCTGCATTTTTAAATCTCGATATTATTTCATCAGGGTTAATATCTCGCCCCATAACAGAACGCTGCCACAACTTATATTCTTCAAGTGCCTTACTGACTTCACTTTGAATTAAAGTAGCCCTGCTTTTATCATCTGTACTTATCCAGTATTTTATCGAAATATCATAATCAACCTTGTCTGGCTTTTTGGGTATCACATGATCAGTAAACGGTCTGATATTAGTGGCGGAAAGAACATTACCTATCTGCTCCAGAAGCTCATCAGATGGAATGTCACCGTTCTTAAGCAGACAACGAATCTCAACAGTTCCGGCCGCAGGCGTATAAACATTCACATCTTTGATGTTCTGGTTAGCGGTTCTTGTCCAGTATTTATAGGAATCCTCGGGCCCTGCCGTCGAAAGTTTTTCCGGTGACAGCTGAATGCGCTCAGCATAGTTATCATCATCCTCCTGATCAGCTCCAGAATTCGATTCCGTCAGATTACTGACGCTGGCCACATAGGGGAGAGGCGTTATCAGTGCATTAATCTGGCCGGGTAAAAAACCATTACCTGAAACACCAGGCATCAGGGCATGTCCTGAGACTGTCCCACTCAGTGAACCTGGCGGGATTTCAGTTAAAACATCAGTCTGAAAAATAACATTATTCCCGGTCGTAATCTGTGTACCTGCCGGGATGGTATAAGCTCCCGTCAATACTGTTGATAGCCTGAATTCAAACGTAGTGAGGGCCGACTGAGCCTCAAGCCTTGGAGTATCTGTCATATAACCAAGATGATCGAGACTACTTTCTGTAGCATATGACAGCAGGTTTTGCTTTGCCGAATAATCAATTGCCTTACGTTGCTGAACGATAACCGAACACAGCGACTGAATAAAAAGGCGTCGCGGATCTGCTGGCGCCAGTGTTTCACCTGTGATTGCCTCGAATCCTTTTATAGCCCGGGTAATGATTTGTGACGGATCTGAGTCAGCAAAGGTAATATCGGGTAATCCCCCGCGAGGTAAATTCATCCTTTGACTCCTATAACCAGTTTCGGCCGTATAACGCCATCTGAAGCATTCGCCTTGTCAAAACTGACTGAATGGATAATCGCGCGAGGTTCAAACTCACTGACTTTCTGAATAATCTCTCGCGTGGCCATAGCAATAAAAACAGGTGTCTGGCTATCCACCAGACCGGACGTGACCCCCAGTTTTCGTGAATAGGGGACCGTACCAGTCTGAGTGACCAGAATTGTCGAGACATTCTGCAGAACTTCTTCAACAACAGTTTGTGGCGCCCAGTTAATACGATACGAAGACGCTGATACTGGCCAGGTGTCTTTGCTCATAATAATTTTCCTAATGCACCTTTAGTTTTAGATTCAACATCACCCGCAATATCTACCAACGCTTCGGCGAGCGAGGCCTGACCCGACTCCAGTAGTTTGATACCCACGTTTATCACCCGGGGGTTTCCTGTCGGGCCAAAATATGTCCAGCCTTCATCAATGTCAGAAATCACAAAATTACCGAAATACTGGATACCAATGACAACCGGGTTAACCTCCTGTGCGCTATGCATAACTCGCAGTAATGACAACGCAGCCAGCGGCACTACACCAAGCGTTGTATCGAGGCGCATGGTAAAGCTAACCTCATCCAGATCCGGTCCAATATCTTCCAGAACCGGTTTGAGGCCGATAACTTCATGACGTGCCAGGCGGCGCTTTGATGAACGCTTAAAATTGGCGAACGTATTCACCACCATTGAGGACGCCACAAACGGCATTGAGCCATACATGCCAACAATCATGCTTTTGCCTCCGTTGTCGGTGAATGCTCCCCTTGTGCATCATGGTGGTGTTTCTTAACGCCAATACCGTCCACCACAACATCGCCTTTGGTAACCTTAATTTCCCCCTGAATATCCGCAGCATTTCCACCATCAGAGCTACCTTTCAGGCCACCAAGATAGGTAAGCAGACCTTTCACTGTGGCATTACCCGTTATGATGGTTTCCGGCGCATCAATCGTGACGGTTCCTGTGGCTTTAACCGTCACATCACCAACAGCATCGACCAGCAATGAATTTGATTCCCTGTCATTCTCAATACGGGTTCCATTCCTGAATCTGATAACGCGCTTGTTTACGGTGTTTGCAGGAGGGGTATGCGTTTCATCGTAAAAGCTGCCAAGGATAAAACCCTGCTGCGGTCCAACGGGAAAAAACAGGCATAAAACCTGCTCACCAACATCAGGCATCCAGTAATCAGCATTCTCATCCGTATTTTTCACAATGACCTGCAAACTGGCTGAGGTCACATTGTCCTGATCATCAAAAGTGACTCTGACCGTCACTCTTTTTTCATCAATATCAGACACCACACCAACCCGGATAAGCTGGCGAATCAATGTTTCTAAATCGTTCATTCAGTATCCTTCAATGACTCTACGAATATCGGCCGATGTGGTATACCCACCGTTACTAATGGCATGAGTTGCTTTTGAAACCAGATACTTACCAGAAAATTTACCAAACCCGGCTAAATTGAGCGTGACGCCTGCAATAAGTCGGGTATCACCAGGCAACACCAAAGAACCGGTATTCTGATATCGGTTTTTTAATCTCAACGCCGCTTTCGCTTTACGCTTCGCCTCATCGAGGTTTGCGACCAGTTTTCTGATTTTGAGGTTGGCGCCATCTTCAACAGAAGGATCTTCCCAGGTATACGCCAGTGATTTTCTTTTTTTAGGTACCCGATATTTGCAGGTGCAGCTCTTATACAAATCAGAAGATTGAGCACTGAAGGAATAACGAATAATTTCATCAACACCCAGCGTCAGGGTTGCTATTGGCTCTTTTTCCTCAAACATTTCCTGAGCAAATATCACAAGCTGACTATCCGTAACTTTTAAGGACACGCCTTCATCCTGACAAAGACGATGGAGAAACTTTAAGTCGCTTTCCTCCATCTGGTCTTCACGTTCGTAATATGGATTACTGCCCTCATCGATAAGAAACATCAGCTCAAGGTTGGCCAGCTTCGCTATTGATGTAGCGATATCCCTGAGCGTAGTTTTCTCCCAGGCGTTGCTTTTCAAATCACGGCGTACACCAGCGGCTACGGGTACAGATACCGCGCTAACCTCAACAACAGAAGGAGGGCCAGACGATGTGATACCATCAACCTGAAAACTGCCACACTCCAGCGCTATCTGATTGAATGGCTTAAAGACAAGACGAATAAAGTCCCCTTTTTCAGGTGACCAGTCGCCAGACCATTTCCCGTCGTCGTTCTTCAGCGTAATAGCGATGTCATCAACCTGTCCGTCCTCATTATCGGTATACGATATTGAGAGAATGTCAGGCTGCATGTCAGCCGTGATATCCATATTCTGGTAAATCACGTCAAAAAGAGTTTTACGTAACACTGTTTCGCTTCCACGGTGGCAGGTTATTCACGGTTGCCGGCTTTGCAGGTGCATCAGGAACAGTCAGGATGACTCCGGCAGAAAAAAGCACCGTTAAACGGTGCATTGGGTTGGCATCAACAAGCAGATAAGACAGATATTCATTTCCATATAGTCTGGCGGCAATGCTGTCCCAGGCATCGCCCTGTATGGTCCTGTAATTATCCAAAGCTTAACCTCCGACTCTGAAAAAGGTGGGCGCTCATTTTCTTCTCAAAATCTGAGTAACCCGCGTCCAGCGCCCTCTGTACAGCCGCTTCTGTTTCCTTTGGTGAACCAGGGGGAAGATTAATCACTGGTGCGTATGTAATCCCACCAGGCGGTATGACGGCGCCCCCGGAGGCTCCCGAGCGAGATGACAGGCCTCCTGCAACTGATATTCCATGAGGAGAAAAGCGGGTCTGCCCGAACTTACCTGAAATTGCAGTCTGGAGGCTGTTACTCCCGTTAACTCCAGAGGCCAGCGTGGCCATTATTGCGCCACCGGATTTAGTCAGTTGAGAGAATGGCCCGCGCTTTGCGTCAGAAAATGGCAGGTACTCACGAACGGTCGCAAAAACACCCTTCACCTCATCAACCAGAGCACTAGCTTTCGATTTAATACCGGTGATCAGGGTTTCAATAATTTTAGCCCCGGAGTCGCTCCAGTTGATGGTGTTAAGTATGTCAGCCCCCGCTTTGAAGGCCTGTACCAGCCAGCCAACAGGCGTAAAATTCATGAATACAAATTTCAGTCCTTCAAGAGCCTTAACGCCATATTCCCTGATTGTTGGCCACACCTTTACCGCACAGGCCTTGATCTTGTCCCAGTTCTGATAGAGCAAAACCCCGGCCGCAACGAGAGCCGATATAGCCAGCTGTATCCAGCCAAAAGGAGTCATTTTTGTTGCTACAGACAGCGCCAGCATCGCCACACGACAGGCAATAACCGCGGTTCTCATTGCCAGTAACGCCCCGGCCGTCAATACAATCTGCGATACCAGATTGGGGTTATTTGCGACAAACTCACTGACTTTAGTAAGCAATGGCACCAGGACACCAAGCGCCGCGTTTAATGCTGGTTGTAGAGCCTGACCAAAACTCAGTGCGGCATTACTGGCCTGAATGCGGAGCTGCTTTAAACGCTCCGCATTATCTTTGGTGATATTCGCAAAATCGCGATCAACAACAGCACCACCAGCACCAAGAGAGGTTTCCTTAATCCGTCGGTATTCTTCCCAGTTCTGGATCATTGGCCGGACAAAGTTCTGCACCTGCATATCACCAAAAAGCTCACCCAGTAATTTCTGATCGCCATTTTTGGTCATTTTGATGACAGACTTCATTGCCGCTTCAAACGGGTTCTGTCCTTTCTTTTGTGCGGAAGTAACGATTTTGTACATATCAACGCCAAAGTTCTTTTGAGCCTTCTTCAGCGTTTCAGGCGAAAGGATTTTCGCCATAAAGTTATTCATGTTGTTGGCGGCTTCATCAGAGGTTGATGCCCCCTTACGGGCTATCTGTAGTGCAGCCCCCATTGTTGCTGCTGCCTCATTCCCTCCCATTTTCAGGGCCTGGAACTGGGCGCCAAGAACAGGAAGATTTTTGGCCATATCCTTAAATTCGAAGTTCCCCTCTTTACCCGCCTGAACCAGAATCCCCATAGCTGTTTTCATTTGAGAGGGATCGATTTTAAGAGCATCGCTGAGTGTAAAGGATGCTTTGGAAACATCGAGTATGTCTGAGCCGGTTGCAGTCGCAGTACGCCCTATTGTCAGAAGGTTAGCCTGAGCTTCTTTGTAATCCTGACCAGCTGCAACCAGGAAGCCCTGAGCCGCCTGAATATCAGACGCAAACTGGTTTGTCGCAGCCCCGGTGACAAGCATCGCCTGGCCCATAGCCTGAACCTCAGCTGGCTTCATATCTGCTGTCAGGCCGATCATTTTGTTCTCACGGTTAAAATTAGCCGTGTTATTGGCCGCAGCAAATACCCCGGCAGCTACAGCTGTAGTCTGTACACCGGATCTGACTAACTGGCCTTTGGCTTCTCCGAGCTGTTCCATTTTCAGCTCGCGGCGTTTCTCCAGCGACCGGTTGAGTTCATCCTGAGCCCGTTTTGCATCCAGAATAGTAGTCCTGGCCTGAGCCAGTGCTGTTTTATAGCGGATTACCTGCTCTACGCTGCGAGACTGAGCTTCACGATTGCGATCAATGCTGAGTTTCAGCTCTTTTTCACGAGCTGTCAGCCCCTTAGCTGATGTATCAGCCCCACCGTAGGCGTTTTTCAGCGAAGCGAGTTCGTCACGCTGTGAACGTAACGATGTGCGTAAATTTGATGACTGAGTTTTTGCCCTTTCAAACTCCCGGATCATCGCCCGGGTTGGGTTCCCGGTATTACTTATCTGCCGCTGCAGCTCTTCCACGCGAGCGGCCGCTTTATGGTATTCAAGCGCCGTCTGCCCAACCCTGGCTTTCATCGCCTGAAGCTTTTGAACCTCGCCCTGGTCTTTTCTGAGATCGGTTAACTCAGAGTTAAGTTTCGCCACTGCCTGATGAGCAACGTTAAAACTCTTTGGGAGAGAGGCGGCAACTTTGCCGCCTATTTCAAAAGCCAGCTGAAAGTTCTTATTACTGGCCATTATTTATTATCCTCATTAAACAGCTCAATCCAGGCGATAAGGCGACTCAGCCGAAGCGAGAGCCAGTATGAAATCGGTGTGAATTGTTCTGATTGAGAGAGGGAACGAGCGGCCCTCATGACTTGCTTATCCATTGGGGTGCGTGGATCGAACCCTACGCCAGCAAAAAACTTTGTACCCTCTGGCAGATTTTCACGAAGTCACGCGCTGGCAAGCCGTTAATATACTCAACCGGACGATCCAGACAGCGAGCAGCTAACGCAGCCTGGACTTTATTATCTAATGCAGCTGAAGCAGAAACATGCCCCTGAGCCTGTAATACGTCAGTCACTTCTAAAATATCCGCCCCCTTCAACTCGTCCAGGTTAAGAACTATTTTTGACGTTGGTTCATAATCTTCAAAACGATACTCTTTACTTAATTCAATAATTTCCATCTTATCCCCTTAGAGCCCTAAATCATCACGAACAGTCTGAAGGATATCTTCGCCATTAAAGATGCAGATATAGTTCAACTTATCTATTTCAAGAACTTCCTTTCCGTTAATAAATAATTTGAGATACAGAACCTCAAATTCATTTTCAGTATCAGTCGCTTTTGATACCTGTAACGAACCAAGATCTAATTTCTTAGGATTCAGCTTCATTGAAGCGCGGATTGGTACGGTTTTATATTTACCGGTTCCCGCATCGTAGACCTGCTGACTCCCCCTGAAATCCACCTGATGCGATGAAGAAAGAAACAGGTTTGTACCATCAGCTGTTAATGTTCGCCATTTCAGCGAAACACTCATTGATTTGAAGTGTCCGAGCGTCCCGGTTTCAATTTCACCTGCAATTCCGGCACCTGAAACTGTTTCTGTCATCATTTCAATGGACGGTAATTTAGCATCAGCTATGCCAATAATACGGCTACCTTCACCATAAACGGTGAAGTTAATTAAACGTTCTGGAATTTGATTACTCAAAACAACCCCCTGTTAATTAGCTGAGCCAAACAGATTCAATAAATAGTCGGGGTTATATTCCATAATAAACTCTATATCTCGCGCCGGAGAGTATGGAGTAAATTTCACATGGAATTTAACGATCCCATCCATCAACGCCGTCGTCGGATTTTCAGCCTGATTAAATTCGACCTTACCGCCAGCAATGTCCTGATTCCCGGTAAGACCGTTAAACCAGATATTAGCGCTGGTAACGACTGACTCAATCAGTCGTCGGTTAGCAGGGTCATCTATTTTTGACCAGTATGTCAAAATTAGCGTATTCCCTGTCCAGTTAAACATTCGGCGCCCGACACGAAACGCGTCTTTCGGGTCTGTATTTTTTGGATAAATTGCGGTGCGGTTTCCCCAGGATTTCCAGCCATCAAAATTAAGGCTGGTTACGATCCCCTGACCGTTCAGATAGTTGGCCTGACTGTTATTCAACCAAACCTCTGAGCCATCTTTACGGACAGCACCATCCATTTGCAATGTGATATTCGACGGAGAACGTGAAGGAACATCACCGTTTTTACTGTCCATCAGACATGTTGCAGCTGCCAGATGAGTGGAGTGGTAATAAATGGTGTCTCCCAGCTTCACCATCGGCCAACATACAGTCTGGTTCGCGGCGAGCTGGTTATTGTTCTGCTTCCATTCCGGTACCGCTGAGTAATCACTGATTATCGCCGTATCGGTTGGGGCGTCAGTTAACGCTTCAGCTTTAAACAGCTCGCTTATCATCGCGGATTTAGTCGCCATTAACTGGCCAACTTCACTGTCCGTACTAAATCCAGGCGCAATCACCTGGCCGGGAACCAGTTTAAAGCGCGGGTAAACGTCAGCAAGCAGCTCAAGGCCGGTACTTAACTTAGTGTTAAGATCAACACCGCCGATAATGTCATCTTTGGTCACTGCATCAGGATCAAGGTGTGTATAACTTACGGTTAGCGCTGCATCTTTATCCTTGATAGCCCCACCAGTGATTGCGGTAATGACCGTATACCCATCGTCATCAAGAGCAAGAATATAGTCGGTATCAACAACAAGAACGGCCGCATCGGGCGCAGCACTTTTTACAACAACAGAGTCGTAGAGAACCCCATCCTTAGCCAGCGTTGCCTTACCGCCTGAAAGTTTGACGGCTTCATCGACAACGTCTGCTTTGTGTTTTGTCGGGTCCAGTACATTGATAAACACAACCGGAGCCACGCCATAGATACCAAAAGCGACCTTAATCACTTCGCTCAAAGTATATTTTTCAAAGTTAGTGCTGAAACCTATCTTTGAAACGGCTTCGGCATAGGTGTATGCAATAACCGGTTTATTAACCGCAGATGATGGATTATCAAGCTGGTTTACCGGAGAAGTACCAAACGCAACAATTAACCCCGCACTAACGTTTACTGGAGGTGTAATTGAAGTAGGTATTTCAGATGTATAAATACCGTGACGGTAGCCCATTAATTAATCTCCTTCATCGCTGCAAAAACACGCGAATACATCACAGCTTCAACACTGGTTTTATCGCTAAGCCGCTTTTCTGCATCAGCAAAATCAGCAGTAGTAACAAAGAGTTGTTTAGCACCAGGAATAACGCTTATCAGCTTTTCACACTCCACCGACAAACCATTCCGATATATTCTGTGCTTCAGCAATGAAATTTGAGGAATTGTTGGCCCGATATAAATTAATGTCGGGATATTTTCTTTTTTTGGCGTAGCCGCGCCCGCCGCTTTCGCGGTTTTTTTCTCAGTAGTCATTAGAGATCGTCCTGAAATTGAGTATTTTGAGGTTTAATTACTGACCAGGAACCAATCGCCTCCATTACCCAAAAAGGATATGGCTGATCATCGAACAACTTCCAGTGGATATCGTTCTGAAATTCATACTGCATATCCAGAACAGGTTTTTCCTGAAAATCCTTAGCCATTCGGCCAAGAACAATCATTAACCATTCATATCCGGTTGGATCTTCACAAAAACCACCCAGCAGGAATTTCACCCGAACAGTATCCATGTCAGGCTGCATTCCCCCTTCTGTGGGACGGATTATAATGTGAGGAAACTCTGGAGGTTTATTTGGGTCTGGGGCTGATTTTGGCGGTAAAAAACCTTTGAAGATAGTGGGAACATACAACTTAACGTCTGTATCCCTCTCATCCTCTGAAGGCCCCTGTATCAACAGGTTAGGGCAAATCTCTTTCTCTAACCGACTTTTTATTGCATCAATCAACAGATTGCTCAAATTGGCATACCTCTGTTCGTATTGATAGTCAGAGTTATTTCTAACACCCCTGAATTATCTGCGGCCTCATTCACAACATAGCTACGACCGTTAATAACCATTAATTGGTCCTTAACAGGAACGTGAGCAAAATCATTACGCGAAGCAAATAGCGTTATTTGCCCCTGATTTACACCCTCAGCAAACTCAGCATATGAGCGCTTATTACGTTCGTGAACGAGGTCTGTATCCAGAACGGCAAGGATGTCCTTGCCGTCAAGGTTGTAGATGTCAGCAAACTCTTTCTCATTCATAAATACCGCAGAAATATCCTGCGCCATTATCTCTTTAAAAGAGTTCATCGAATGTTACGCCTTTGATTTTTTTTCCTTCGCAGAAGCCTTAGCCTGGTCCTTTTCTGGCTTTATGCCTTCCTCTGCAACGCTATCGGAATAATTGGTGTTATCTCCACCAGAAACACCTGTACTGATATTCGTGTTAGCGATATCTGTATCGATCTCGCTAACATTGAAAATACAAGTGCCAGCCTCTTCCGCACTGATTAGCCCCTCATCAACAGCATCATTTACTGCAGCAGCATAACCATGCCGATAACCCCGCTTGAATGCCATTTCAAACGCTTCAGCGGCGTGCTCAGCGTTTTTTCCGTTATCAGTGAGGGGTTCGTCGCCATCAGTCGCTTTAGCGTGACCTGAAGCGATTAGCTCAGCAATTTTTGATTCTGGCAAAACCCCATCAAGCAAACGGCCCGCTTTAAGCGAGCCGTATTGACGGGTATCGATGTTTTTAACTAAACGGGCCATTTACACCACCTTAGCAACCAGATAAGCATCCGCCACGCCGGGGTTAGGCAACGGCGCGGACTTCATCGCGACAAAACGCCCTTCTGGTTTTCGGCTTACCCAGGTATCGGGAACACGAGGTGATTCCACCAGCGTGAAGCTTTTTTCCGCTTCATCGGCCAGTACAACCGCCCCATAGAGCATTTCACCGCGTCCCGGCGCACCGAGAAGAATTTTATCTTCAGGTACCAACGGTTCTGTTTTTCCGCTTACGTCGTTGTAAACCAGTTCATCGTAGCCATAGAAATCAACGCCTTCGATGGTACCGTAAAATGTAACGCCCTCTTCCAGATCTTTAGGCTCAATCTTACCTAACTCCTTATGTGTTCTGTTTGTGTTTTACTCTCATCGTAGATGATTTGGCAGGTACTGTGTAGCCTGATAACTCCTTGGGTTTTTAAGCCCGCCCGTAAGCATATTGCGCACAGTTTCCTTGCCTTATCACAAGCCCGTATTGTTGATCGAATTGACAAGTTCGCACATAAGGCAGGGAAAAGATGAGGCAGCCACAATCAGCAGTAAAACCAAAAACCCAGGTTGCGCTGGATGTATCCAGCCAGAT